AAACAATTATATTTCCTTCTTTTGGTTCTACAATAAATCAAACTAAATTTGAATTATTCAATAGATTTGGTAATAATTTTGTATTAAGACCTGGTCAAGATATTGTAAACAACTCTGCGGTTTATGATGGTTCATCACGTTTGTTTTGGGGTGCTCCTGTATATGGTTACTTTGATACCACAACACAACCATTACCACCACCTGATGCTTATTTGACTGAAATTACTAATCTTGATTCGTTACAATCGGCTTTAGGTATCTTACCTAATTCACAACAATACACCAAAATTGAAGACATTTTTGGAACATTCAAAAAACAAATTTTGGATGATTTTGAAACTGAGTTTTTAAATTTTTGTAAAGATGTTAATGATATTGATGTTGATTTCTTGGGACTAAACCCAAATGCAAAAAACTTCCAAGTTTGTTTAACTTCAATGTTATTGGTCGATGAGGTATCAACTGATTTGGATTCTGAAAATTATATACAAAATGTTTCAAATAGCCAGGTTAGTAATATTGGAAATTTAATTCAAAACTTGTTAGATTATAACGTAACGTTTAAGTATGGTAATCCTGGTGAACACAACAGACAAGTATTTGGAACATTTTCAACACCACAAGTGATTGACCCAATTACATATGCGGGATATGTTCCTAATACTTTACCAAGTTCTTCAGGAAGTATTGGATTAATTTTGTCCCAAACACGAAATCCCGAAGCGTGGACCGCAATGTATACAAACGTAGGATTTTCAACAATACCGGGTTTGGTATATAGTGATAGTGGTTCTTACTATACGGATTTCTTTATTGATAACAATGTTCAATTTACTGCCACAAATGTGGAACAATTTGATACCCTTATTAAAATATATGGAACACAAAAATTAAATAATAACGGAAATTATAACTCTACATTGTTCAACCAAGATGTGACAAATTTTATTGCACAAAAAGACAATTATGTTAGTCAGGTTTTAACTCAGTTATTTTTTAAACTACAAAGACAATTACCAACAATTGATAGTGTAGCTATAAAACCAATTAATTCTGCGGTAGATGGAGTTCAACCCAAGATAGAATATTGGGAAACCTTTAAAGCCTTTAATGATAAATGGATTGCTGGAAATGATTACAAAGAAAAAACTTTATTTGAGGATGTTTTATTTTTAGATAGAGCAAACAGAGATATTGGTGATAAAGTTTATTTCGATATTTTTAAGGTTAAGTCGTTTTTGTACTCAGTACAAAATCAAAATCTTCGTGTAATTGATTTTTTAAGTCAAATTATATTTGATAATAAATTTTACATGATGCCAATGGCCTCATATATAAACTTTTGGGGTATTAATGATGTTAGACCAAATGTTCAACCAGTTTCTGAAGGAAGTAATGATTTGGCCAATTCAATGTTTGGAACATTTACAGATGTTGATACTCGATTGTCGTCACCCAAATTAGTATGTTTTTATGCTGGTAAACCATCGGAGCATTTAGATACAAGAGACAATCCTGATTTTAGATTTAAAAACGATATTTTTCTTTTATCAAGAGCGAGTGACAATCCTTTATTAGATAAGTTAACAGATAAGACAAATTGGTCACAGTCTAACAAAGTTGTTGGATTTAATGTTGATTTTGGAAATAGAAATCAAAGTATGTTTTATAACATTCAAATTGACCAAAACCAATATGCGTCTACTACTGAGTCAAACCAAATGATAACTGAAGCATCAAATGCTGCCGGTGGTAGAAGAACGTTTACCCAATCAGTTGGGTTATATGGATTTTATAAAACAAGGTCATACGAATGTCAAATTGAATCGTTGGGTAATGTAATGATACAACCAACTCAATATTTTAATTTGAGACACGTTCCAATGTTTAACGGTCCTTATATGATTCAATCGGTAACCCACAACATTGATGCGGGTAATTTTAGAACCACATTTAAAGGTGTTAGAATGCCTGTTTATTCACTACCAAAATTAGATAATCAAATTGCTTCTATAAATCAAAGTTTATTATCCAACTTAGTTTCTGAAATTCAAAGAAAGAGACAGGTAGAACAAACAACTAACAATCCACCACCAAACATTACAACTGTTGGAAATACAATTACAACAAATGGAAAATTAACACAGTCGTCTTCATCCACTTGTTTGTCAAGTCTGAGTCAAACATATTCTGATTTGAGATTTGTTGGAACAGAATCTGTTATTACTAAATTTAACTATGCTAATATTTCAACAATATTGGCATCATTAACCACCGACCCAAGAGTTAGAGCATGTGTGTTTTATTCAATGTATATTAATGGAACACAAGACAATCAATTTGTTGGATATAATTATAATCTTGCTGGTGTGCCTTTGGGGGGATATTTATATGAAAATATTAATTACGGTGGATTGAAAACATATTTTAATAACACATATTTTTGTGGTAGTGACGGTTCATATATAAGACCCTACGCTTCTTTTGACAATATTGAAAATTTTATGAAATTTATGGTGGATTTTTATAAGAACAAAGTTGATATCTTGAATTCGTTTTGGAGTCAAGGAATTTCAAATTATCCAATTTCTATTACATCCATGTATGTTTGTTTTTGGCCTTACGCCCGTTTTGGAAATAATTTAACAAATAATAAAGAATTAGATGATTGGACAAAAAATAATCAAACTAAGTTAGATGACTTGGGAATTAAAGCAACAGAAATGTTATCTATCATGAAAACAAATAATCTTTTGTAATAAACAGATATTTATAAGAAAACAATTTTTATGAGCGTAAAAACTATTTTAGACAATTATTTGGGTAAAAACACCAAATATTCCGAAAAACCAAATGGTGACGGAACATCACAGGTTTGTGATTTAGAAACAGGTGATTGTTATACTGTGAGTGTAAAAGACGGTTTAATTGAAAGATTTGACAACACAAAAAAAGTTAACAGAAGAGTTCAAGTTGAAACACCAATGGGTGTTAAACAATTATTAAATGGATAAAAAAAATGAAAACAGACGAGAGAATAATATTGGAAATTAAAAGACATAATTCCATCAACAATTACATATTGGAACAAGATGCCGCGTTAGATGCTCCTGATTTGGGTGCCGAACCAACACCAGCACCAGATTTGGGTGGGGCACCTGCGGATGCTCCTGTTGCAACACCGGCAGACACAAAACCAAAAATTATTGATGTTGAAACTGATACTGATGTTGAAAAAATTGATGGTAAAGGAAAATCTGAAGAAAATGAGTCAAGTACTGAAGAATTAGATATTACGGATTTGGTGGATAGTCAAAATAAAATTGAAAATAAACAAGAAGAGTATTTTCAAAATTTATTTGGTCAACTAGAAACATTACAATCTAAACTAGGTGAAATGGATGGGTTGGTTCAAAAACTAAACGATATTGAAGCCAAAATAGAAAAATATCGTCCAAAGTCTGCTGAGGAAAAATTAGAACTTAGAACTTTAGACTCAGGTCCCTATAATCAAAAATTAGCGGATTATTTTTCTGACAAACTACCTGAAATGGAAAAACAAGGAAAAGAATATGTTTTAACAACGGATGATGTACAAAGTTTTTCACCAAATGAAATTAAAAAAACATTTGCCGCGGAACTTCCCTCTATGAATACGAGAAACTATAACAACTAAAATAAAAGAAGGAGATGAAAGTCTCCTTTTTTATTTTATATTTGTAAACCACTTGACGAAGAACAAACTTGACGATTTGACAAACAAAAATTAACAACTATATTTTACAAACACTTAAAGAAAAATTATTATGACAAATGTATTAGATGCAGTATTGGCGCAGTATGAAAAAAACACCGCAAACTTTGGCGAAGACAGAATGACACAAGAAGAAAGGATGAAGAAGTATTTTGCTTGTATCCTTTTGGACAATGAATCACAAGGACAACGTAAGGTACGTATCCTTCCTACTAAAGATGGTAGCTCACCTTTTAAAGAAGTGTGGTACCATGAAATTCAAATCGATGGGAAATGGACTAAATTGTATGACCCAGGTAAAAATGACAACGAACGTTCACCTTTGACTGAGGTTTACGAAGAGTTGATGGCCACAGGTAAAGAATCTGACAAAGAATTGGCCAAACAATACAGGTCACGTAAGTTTTACATTGTAAAAGTTATTGACCGTGACAAAGAACACGAAGGTGTTAAGTTTTGGAGATTCAAAGACAACTATAAAAAAGACGGAGTATTGGATAAGATTATTCCAATTTGGAGAGCTAAAGGTGACATCACCGATGCTAACACAGGTAGAGACCTTATCATCCAACTCCAAAAATCAAAAACAAACGCGGGTAAACCCTATACAACAATTCAAACTGTAATGCATGATGACCCATCACCATTACATACAGATGCTGAGACTATGAAGTCTTGGGTAGAAGATGATTTGGTATGGAGTGATGTATATTCTAAGAAACCCGTAGAATATTTAGAGGCAATTTCACGTGGTGAAGTTCCAAAGTGGAATCCTGAAACTCAGAAATGGGTTTATGGTGATGAGGCAATCATGACTATGGGTGGAAACAAAGAAATGAAAAATTCTTATTCTGACCCACAAGCAAGTGCAGAACCTGACGAGGACTTACCATTCTAATTTAATAGAGCTTGGACATTAACTTAGACGTAGTGTCCAAGCTCTTTCTTTTTTATAAAAAAAACAATACATACATAGACAATGGCAATTAAGAAAAAAGAATTTGGAGATATTAAGAAACAATTTTCTTCCTCCGCAAAATACAAACCACAACGATTTCTTGACTTAGGTAAAGATTTCTTAGACGCAGTAGGATTACCCGGTCCTGCAATGGGACATTTGAATATGTTTTTGGGTCACTCAGATACAGGTAAAACAACCGCAGCTGTTAAATCGGCAGTTGCTGCTCAAAAAATGGGTATTCTTCCCGTCTTTATTATTACGGAACAAAAATGGAGTTTTGAACATGCTAAGCTTATGGGTTTTGAGTGTGAAGAAATTGTTGATGAAGAAACAGGTGAGGCCGATTGGGATGGATTTTATATATTTAATAACAACTTTAATTACATTGAACAAATTACTGACTACATCAATAATTTGTTAGATGCTCAAGAAAAAGGTGAGTTGGATTATAGTTTATGTTTTATTTGGGATTCAGTTGGTTCTGTTCCTTGTAAGATGACTTACGAAGGTAAAGGTGGTAAACAACACAACGCTGCGGTTCTTGCTGACAAAATTGGTATGGGTATTAACCAACGTATCTCAGGTTCTCGTAAAGCGGATTCAAAACATGAGAATACATTGATTATTATTAATCAACCTTGGGTTGAATTACCTGATAATCCATTTGGTCAACCAAAAATTAAAGCAAAAGGTGGTGAGGCTATTTGGTTAAATTCATCTTTGGTATTTTTATTTGGAAATCAAAAAGGTGCGGGAACAAACAAAATTTCCGCAACAAAAGACAAAAGAACTGTTAAATTTGCTATCAGAACTAAAGTATCTGTTTTGAAAAATCACATTAACGGTTTGGGATATGAGGATGGTAAAATCATTGTAACACCTCATGGATTTTTGGCTGGTAAAGACGCTGCTGAAGAAAAGATTTCTATCGAAACTTACAAAAAAGAACATGCTGAGTATTGGAACCAAATTATTGGTTTGGATGGGGATTTTGATTTGAAAGAGGAAGTTGAACCAGCATAAAAATATTATAGTGGAAAAGACCTTATTAGTTGACGGAGATAATTTATTCAAAATTGGATTTCATGGTGTTAGAGAATACTATCACGACGGAAACCATATTGGAGGTCTTTTCCATTTTATTAATACACTCCGTAGACACTTAGACGAAAACAATTTTGATAAAGTCTTGGTGTTTTGGGACGGTCCCGATAACTCTGTTGTCAGACAAAAAATTTATCCCAACTACAAACAAAATCGTAGAACATCACTCAACGAATTTCAAAAAGACAATTACTATTGGCAAAAAAATAAGGTAAAAAAATACCTTGAAGAAATGTTTGTCAGACAAGTTGAATTTGAACAATGTGAAGCAGATGATTTGGTTGCTTATTATTGTTTAATTGCACCAAACGAGAAGAAGACTATATTCTCCTCAGACAAAGATTATTTACAACTTGTAGACGAAAATACAACGGTATATGCACCAATTGCAAAGACTTATTATAAGTCAGGTGACAAGGTAAAAATATTTGAATATGAAATACCTGTTACTAATGTTTTGACTTACAAAATTTTAACGGGAGATAAATCAGATAACATTGCGGGAATTTATAGATTAGGCGAAAAGAAACTTATTAAATTTTTTCCTGAATTACTTGACGAAACGGTGTCCATTGACGATATTTTAATTAAGGCAGAACTTTTAATAAAGGAGGACAAAGACAACAAAACACTTCAAAATCTCTTAACGGGAAAAACAAAAGAAGGTATATTCGGTGACGAATATTTTCAAATTAACAAAAAAATTGTTGACCTCAAAAACCCACTACTAACAGACGAAGCGAAAGAGATGGTTCAGGATTACTGCACCGAATCTTTAGACCCCGACGGAAGGGGTTACAAGAACCTTATCAGAATGATGACTGATGACGGTCTCTTCAAATACTTACCCAAAACAGACAATGCTTGGGTATATTTCATCACACCATTTTTGAAACTCACAAGAAAAGAAAAAAGAAAACACACACAAAACAAAAAATAATATGAAAGAACAAGAATCAGTAAAACTGGAACTTTTGATTACGTTGAACAACAACATTGTTATCCAACGTTTTTTTAATGTCAAAAACTACAACAACAACGCAAAGAATTCTCTAAACCTTTATTGCTATCTAAAGGATTTTGCCGACATGTTTGCGTATGATTTGAAGATGAAAACTGTTATCTACATGATGGATAACCAAGAGGAAATTATGGAGGATGAATCGGTCTTATCTACATCAATGACTGAAGGTGCCGAAGTGTTTAACATTTATTTAAAGATTGGGGATATGACAATTTGTCAGAGACAGATTGACGCAAAAGTTTACCCACCTAAAATAAGATACACCGTAGATATACGCCCGCAGGTAAAAACTGTATTAAAGGATTTGACTGACATTTTTTCAGACGAAAATTTAATTTACACCTACAGCGGAATTAGTTTAGTTGGGTAATATTTATCAAATCCAAGAGGAGAATAAATTATGTCAATACAGAGAAATTTTGAGTATTTAGGTCAGTCATTTCAGTTACAATTATTAAATCAGATTATAGTAGATAAAGAATTCACACACTCAATTATAGACGTAATAGAACCCTCCCATTTTGAAAACAAGTATTTCAAAACCATTTTACAGATGGTAAAAGAGTATTATAAAAAATACTCTTGTTCACCGTCATTTGAAACTTTGGAACAGATTTCCAAAAGTGAGTTTCCACAAGAAATGATGTTGAGAATTTTGATGGACACCATCAAACAAATTCAAAACGCACCATTTGAAGGGGTTTCATTTGTTCAAGACAAAGCTTTGAAATTTTGTAAACAACAAGAACTCCAAAAAGTAATGACCAAGGCTCAAAAGATTATTGATGCTGGTGAATTTGAAAGTTATGATAAATTAGAGGAGTTAGTAAGAGCGGCTCTACAAGTTGGTGAAAGAGACGGACACAACAATGACGTTTTTCACAATTTGGATGACGTTTTAAAGGATGATTTTAGACATCCGATACCTATTGGTATTGCGGGTATTGATAAACTCTTAAAAGGGGGTTTAGCAAAAGGTGAGATTGGAGTTATCTTGGCACCAACAGGTGTTGGTAAAACTACCATTCTCACAAAGATAGCCAACACGGCTTTTAATATGGGATATAACGTTCTACAAATATTTTTTGAGGACAACCCAAAGGTGATTCAAAGAAAACATTTTACAATATGGACTGGTATTGCACCTGATGATTTATCAGAACATAGAGAAGAAGTTATTGAAAAGGTAAAAGAAATTGAAGGTTCGATGACCAATAGATTGATTTTACAAAAAGAGGCTTCAGATACAATGACAATGAATCAAATCAAAAACAAAGTAAGAAAAATGATTGCCGATGGAGTTAAGATTGATTTAATTCTAATTGACTACATCGATTGTATAGTTCCCGATAAGAACCTTGGGGACGAATGGAAAAGTGAAGGTTCTGTAATGAGAGGGTTTGAGGCTATGTGTCACGAGTTAAATGTTGCTGGTTGGACAGCGACTCAAGGAAATAGAAGTTCCATTTCTTCAGAAGTTGTGACCACCGACCAAATGGGTGGTTCAATCAAGAAGGCACAAGTAGGACACGTTATCATATCAGTGGCAAAAACCCTTCAACAGAAAGAAATGAAACTCGCGACAATTGCAATCACCAAGTCTCGTTTGGGTCCTGACGGAATAATTTTTGAAAACTGTAAGTTTAACAATGAATTAATTGAAATTGATACTGAAAGTTCTGTAACATTCTTAGGTTTCCAAGAAAATAAAGAACAACAAAAAAGTGACAGAATTAAGGAACTTATGGAAAAAAGAAAATTGAGAGAGACAGGACCACAACCACAACAAAATAATTTGAACTAATAAAAAAAAATTAATAAATTTAAAAAAATGGACGCATCACAGAAGATATTGTCAGACCTTACCGTGTATATGAAATACGCGAAGTATGTCCCCGAGCTGAACAGAAGAGAAACGTGGGAAGAGTTAGTAACAAGAAACATGAACATGCACATCAAAAAATACCCCCAACTTGAAGAAGAGATTAGGGAAGTATATAAGATGGTGTTAGATAAAAAAGTATTACCTTCAATGAGGTCAATGCAATTTGGTGGTAAACCAATTGAGATTTCTCCAAACAGAATCTACAATTGTGCTTACTTACCTATTGACCACTTGGACGCTTTCTCAGAATCAATGTTCTTGTTGTTGGGTGGAACTGGTGTTGGATACTCAGTTCAAAAACACCACGTGGAAAAACTTCCTGAAATTAGAAAACCAAACCCAAATAGAACAAGAAGATTCTTGGTTGGTGATTCTATTGAAGGTTGGGCAGATGCAATCAAAGTATTGATGAAATCTTACTTTGGTGAACACTTGTCAACACCTGAATTTGATTTCTCGGATATCAGACCAAAAGGGGCTCAACTTGTAACATCAGGTGGTAAGGCACCGGGTCCACAGCCCTTGAAAGATTGTTTACACAAATTACAAGGTATGTTGGACGCTAAAGAAGATGGTGAAAAAATGACACCGATTGAAGTTCACGATATGGTATGTCACATTGCAGATGCAGTTCTTGCTGGTGGTATTCGTAGAGCGGCTTTGATTTCATTGTTCTCAGCAGATGACAACGAAA